GTCCAGCTGCACCCGGACAAGGGGATCGTCCACGACTATCAGACGCCCTATTTCCGCAAGTACGTGCGGATCAGCTACCAGGCCGGCTTCGCCGCCGACCCAAACAATGCCGAGAGCTATCTGATCAGCTCCGTACCAGATTGGCTGCAGCAGGCCGCGACGCTGAACTGTCTGATCGGCATGGCCGACTCGCCGGTCCTGTCGGAAGCGCAGATCAAGCTCGACACCAAGGTGCTCGGCGGTCAGTACGACGTCTTGACCGCGCGCCATCTCCGTTTCGCTCCGATCTCGGTGCCGCCACTGTGAAGGGGACCCGATGCCGGACGCCTTCACAATCGAGTTCGATTTCCGCGGACAGCGGTTCTCCGACGCCGAGGCCGGCCTTCGCGCGTTCTACGCGACGCTGAACGCCGACTGGGAGAACTCGGCCCAGGCGCTGTCGCGCGAGATGAAAGCCTTCCTCGACCGGGTCGTTCAGGCAATTGCACAACGCAACAGCGGCGGCTGGCCGGGCGGCACCACGGCTTCGTCGCTGTCCAAGCGTAGCGGCAACCTGGTCAACGCCATCCTCGGCAGCGTCACGGTCAACGGCACGACCTTCGAGGACCTCGCCGGCTCGGTCGGCGCGCCCGGCATTCCGTATGCCCGCATCCAGGAGCTCGGCGGCACCATCAGCGCCAAGAGCGGCAAGTTCCTCTGCATCCCGCTGCCGGCGGCGCTCGACAGCAACGGCCTGCCGATCAAGTCGAGCCCGCGCGACTGGCCGAACACGTTCTGCGCCAAGTCGAAGGCGGGCAATCTGCTGATTTTCCAGCGCGTCGGCACGTCGATCCGGCCGCTGTACGTGCTGAAGACGTCGGTGACCATCCCGCCGCGCCTGAAGATGGGCGAGACGTTGCGGGCTGGCATCCCGTATTTCGTCGAGCGCGCGATGGACGCCATGGTCCGTGAGGTGACGAAGCAATGAAACCGAACATGAAATCCGTCCGCCAGACGATCCTCGACTCGATCAAGAACAAGTTCGAGACAATGGCGGCCGACCAGCCGGTCTCCGACCCGTACGGCATCACCTGGTCGACGGTCGCACTCGGCCCTCTCGCCGGCTTCGACCAGCGCAAGCGCTACTCCCTCGGTCTGGTGCCTGGACCCGAGAAAGAGAGCTTCTCGATGCCGTACGTCATGTGCTTCCTGACGCTGAACGTCGAGTTCCGCATCACGCGCAATCAGGACGACGTCTCGCCTGGCCATCTCGCCGAGCAGGCGCTGTGCGTGATCAAGCGCGCGCTGACCGAAGACCGCACCTGGGGACAGCGGGCGATCGACACCAAGATAGCCGGCTCAGAGGTCGACCTGGTGACTTACGCCGATCGTTCGGTCGAGGGCGTGTGCATGGCCACGATCCAGTATCGCTACAATTATGAAGACCCGCGGAACCCGACTCCCGACCTCGGGTGAGCAGGCAATGAAGTGCACTGCGCGGTGTTTTGTGCGATTGTCCTGACCGATCCCACCGCGGAAGAGATTGCCCAGGCCGTGTGGGATGAAGTCGCTGCTGCGCACACCGCGGCAGGGACCATGGGCAAGCAGCTGCGAGACGCCAAGAATGCGGCGCAGAATGCGTTCGTCGCGTCCGTATGACAGCGGCCTAGCGGCTGTACCGAACACCGACAAGCGAGTGGAAAGTTCTGCTGTGTTGTGCACTTAATTGCACGCACAGTGGAGCCGGCCGTGTCCGGCGCACCATGAGCAATGAGGTGCTCCAATGTCTGCTATCAAAGTCAAGATCACGCAGTTCACGGGTCTCGCCAACGTCTACAGCCGCAACCCCTATGGCCTCGCCGCCATCGTTCGCGGCGTGGCCATCGACAATGCGCGGCTGAAGGTCGAGGTCGCGGGGGTCCACGACTTCACCGACAATTCGAGCGGCGTCGCCGCCGCGGGCATCGTCGGCCTGCCCATCCCCGTCGCCGCGATCGACGCGACTGCCGCGGGCGGCGCGGACACCACGGCGCTCAACGCCTCGCTCGTCAAGCTGCAGAACGCCGGCCTGGTGATCACGAACACGATCAACGAAGCCTCGGTGCTGCTCGGCCTGCCGGCCAACGTCTCGGCTAACGGCGTCCAGGCCGCGGCCGACACCATCCCGGCGCTCGACAAGGCGAGCACGGCGCAGAACGGCGCGAATGCTGTCAGCTTCGCCTCGGCGGTCGCCGCCTTCAAGGTCGCCGCCGGCAACCTGAACTCGCTGATCTACGGCGCGAACGCCGTCCTGGTCGCGGTCGGCGCGCCTGCTCTCAAGACTGCCGGCCCGTTCGGCACGCCCGAGTCGCTCACGCTCGCTGCGATCCCGGCGGCTGTCGCCGTCACCGCGGAGCCGAGCGCGCTGGCCAAGGCCGACGCCGACGCGTTCCTCGCCGCCTACGCCAACAACGTTGCGACGCTCGCCGCCGCCTGGAAGGCCGCCCTCAATGTGGGCGTCGCCGGCCAGGGCGCTCTCCACGTGGTTGCGGGCTGAGGCCGGCATCGTCGCACTCGAACAAGAGGATTGAACGATGTCTGTCCTGCTCACTCGCAAAGCCGTCCTGCAGGCTGCAATCGAAGCGACCTACAACGTCGCGCAGCCGGTCGGCGTCAACGACGGGTTCTTGGTCGAGAACCCGGCCTACACGATCAAGCCGAACGTCCTGGAGCGCAAGTTCGTCCACAAGGACCTGTCCCAGGTGCCGTTCATCATCGGGCGTAAGGTCGCCTCGATGGAGTTCACCACCGAACTGCGCGGCAATGGCCTGAGCAATCTGGGCCAGGCCGCGAACGCTCCGCTGATCACCCGGCTGTTCGAAGCCTGCGGTTACGCCATGTCGGCGTTCCCTGACCCGACGGTGATCGGGCCGTTCGACCAGGGTCAACCGGCTGTCGAGGTCGGCTGGTCGGTCTCCTCGCAGAAGAACGCCACCAACGTCTACACGCCGACGGCGAACTTCAACGCCGGAGACGAGCTGATCGCAGATGGCGAGACCTACGCCTTCAAGGCCGTTCCCGCCGTGATCGGCGACGTGGAGCTCGGCGCGAACATCGGCGCTTCACTCGCCAATGTCGTGGCGGCGATGAACAGCGCGCAGCAGGTCGGCACGCAGTATTTCGCCGGAACGTCGCAGCTGCCGCACTCGATCGCGTCGACTGACGGCGCGAAGCTGACCATCACCGCCGACAATTACGGGCCGGCAGGCAACCTGATCGGCACCGTCTACACGCCGGCGAGCACCGTCGAAGGCTCGTGGGCTCACGCGACGCTGCAGGGCGGCAGCGACCCCGGCGCGACCGCCGATGTCGTCTGCTACTACCTGACGGTCGATACCGCCGGCGCGTCCGGTGCGGCCAAGATCACCGTGACCTCGGACACGGTTGGCGAGGGCAACGCCTCGGCCGTCGTGACCTCGGGTCAGCCGTTCGTGGTTGGGACCAAGGGCTTGACGCTCGCCCCGACCTTCGCTGGCAATCTCGCCGTCGGTCAGGCGTGGACCGTCTGGCTGATGCCGCCGGGCCTGTCGCTGCAGCCGATCTCGGACAGTTTCCAGAGCCTCACGCTCTATCTGCACAAGGATGGCGTGTTGCACACCCTGCCTGGCGCGCTCGGCACGTTCGAGGTCACGGCTCAGTCCGGCAGCTACGCCACCGTCAAGTGGACCTTCACCGGCTCGTTCGTCGAAGCGGTGGACGATCCGAACCCGGCTCCGATCTTCGAGCGCACGCTGCCCAGCCAGGTGCAGTTGGCGCGCCTGCAGGTCGGCGAGTTCAACGCCATCGTCGAGAAGATGACGTTCAATCAGATGAACGACGTCCAGATCAGGCCCGATGTGTCGTCGCAAGACGGCTACAACGGCGTCCGCATCGTCGATCGCAAGCCGGAGGGCGGTATCAACCCCGAAGCCGACCTGCTGACCAACAACGACTTCTGGGGCGAGTTCGCCGCCGCCCAGTGCATGCCGTTCCAGATGCGCGTCGGCATTGTCGCCGGCAACACGGTCTGGATGATCTGCCCGAACACTCAGTACAGCGGGCTGACCTACGGCGACCGCAACGGCATCTTGGTCTACGACGCCGGCATGCGGTTCGCGCGCTCGCAGGGCGACGACGAAGCCTACTTTTACTTCTGCTGACGCGGAAGGCCAGGGCCGGGCAAGTCCCGGCCCTCTTCATTTTCGGGCAGAGCGATGGCGTTCGACGTCAAGACCTACGTCGTGCAGAAGTTCGACCACGACGGCCATCCCGGCGACGTTATGGCGGTCAAGCTCACCTGGGCTGCGGCGCACGCGATCGCCAAGCGGTTCGCGCCGGCCAAGGTGCTCTTCGCCGTCGCCGACAAAGACGAGACGCCGAACGTGGTACAGAACGGAGCCCGTTACCGCGAGCCGTTCCAGCAATGAGCTTGTGCAGCTAACTGCACGCTGATAGCTTCACATCAATCTATCACGCCATACAGCCAGGAGGCAGAAATGGCCTTGATTGCGATGACGACGGCTGACGCTGTCGAATACGTTTCCAATCTCGATCCCTCGAAAACCCGCACGAAGGAGCCTGTCGACGCCGAAGACGCGTCGAAGGGGACCCACGAGGTCGTCACCGTCGGCGAGGGCGCGACGGTCTTCAAGCTGAGGTCGCTCGACGTTTTCCTGATGGGCTACATCTACGACAACGCTTCGCATCTGGGGCGGCGCGAGGGTTCCGACGAGGTCGGCATTCACACCCGCATGAACCAGACGAACATCGCATGCGTGCGGCACGGGCTCGTCGGGTTCGCGAATTTCACCGACAGCAAGGGCGGCCAGGTCGCCTTCAAGACCCAGAAGGATGTCGTCAACGGTCGCCCGTACGACGTCGTATCCGACGAGGTGATGAACCTGCTCGGCGTCCGGTTGATCCAGGACTTGGCGAGCGAGATCAAGCGCATCTCCGAAGTGTCGCCGAGCGAAGAAAAAAACTGAGATCGGGCATCGCCGCAATCAGGTTGATGCCCGAGCGCAAGTGCGCCGGGTGCACGCGTAAAGCGGAATGGGGTTGCGAGGCCGAGCGGTTTCCCTCTGACAAGAGCGACCCGCAAGCGGTCCCGGACAGCGAGGGCAGGTGGTGGCGGTGGTCGAAGCCAGCCCTCCTGCCAGTGGCGGTCGACGGTGAGGACAGCTGGGCCTGCCCGCGCCAAGACCTGAAGCGGCACGCAACCGAGTGGCATCGGATGCTGCTGTACTACGGGTTCTATCGCAAGGGTCACATGCCGCAGCCAGGCGCGGTGATGGACCAGGCGAACAAGGCGATGGAGGTGTTCCGGGTTTTCGATGACGCCAACGCGGAGTGCGACGAAGCGCTGGTGGAGCGCACGAGGGCCGGCCAAGAACGCGACCGGCGGGCGGAGCAGGCAGGCAAGGGACGGCGACGGTAATGTCCGACAGCAACGAGCTCAATTTCATCCTCCGCATGCGGGATGAGGCGTCCGGCGTGCTGAAGCAGCACGGTGCCGCCATGGGCGAAGCTGCGGGCCAGGCCAAGAACCTCGGCGCTGGCCATCGTGAGGCCGCCGCCGGCCTGAACGAAGTCGTCGGCAAGGCCAAGGAAGCGGCCGAAGCGCTGGTCGGCCTGTGGGCCACCAACGAGATGGTGCGTGGCGCGATCGACGCCTACGAGGAAACCGACCACGCCCTGAGGGAGATCGGGGCCGCCGCGGACATGTCGCGCGAGCAGGTCGAGGCGCTGCACGAGAGCATGGCCGCGGTCTCGATGACCAACGGCAACGCCACCATCGCTCAGATGGACACGCTGGCGACGATGGCCGCCAAGCTCGGCGGCTCCAGGGGGCAAATCCAGCAGTTCTCCGAAGCGCTGAGCAAGATCACGACCAGCAGCAACCTGGAGAGCGTCGGCAAGAGCGTTCAGCAAATCCTGTCGGCGACCGGCGAAGGCGTCGAGGGCGTGACCAAGCTCGCCGACACGCTCGGCCTGCTCGGCGAGAAAACCCGTGGCGGCGTCCAGGGCCTCGCCCAGATGACCGGCATGCTGGCGTCGATGACGGCCGGCATGAACGTCAGTTCCGAGACGCTCGCCGCCTACGCTGCGACCTTCGACAAGATCGGCGGCCGGCCGATGACGCAGGCCATGCAGTTCAACATGGTGCTGCAACAGATCGAGAAGCAGGCGCGTGAGTCGGGCGTCGGCCTGAAGGACCTGGCCGAGCGTACCGGCATGACCGCCGACGAGATGACCAAGCTCGCCCAGCAGCACCCCGACCAGGTGTACGAGAAGATGCTGGAGGTGGTCGCCAAGATCAAACAGGGCGGCGGCGATCCCGGCGCGTTCCTGAAGGAGTTCGGCATCGCCGCTGGCCGCCAGGAGCAGCAGATCGAGGCGCTCGCCTCGAAGGTCGACCTGCTGAAGAAGAACATCGCGACGTCCGAGAACCCGACCGGCGGGGCGAACAAGTACGCCGAGGACATGAAGAACGATTTCGACAAGGCCGTGAACGAGATGACCACGGCGTGGACGGAGCTGAAGGAGCAGCTCGGGCAGGACATTTTCCCGGCCGCCATCGCCGGAGCCAAGCTGCTGGCCGGCGCGATCCACGAAGTCACCGAGTTCCTGAAGGGCATGGACGGCTCGACGCGGGCGGGGCTGGAGGCGTTCGTCTTGATCACGACCTCCGCCGTCAGCCTGAGCAAGGTCTTCGGGCTGTTGGGCGGCTCGATCAGCGGCGTCACCGCGCTGTTCAAGGCCGAAGCGGTCGCCTCCACGGCCGCGGGTGAAGCTGCGGCTGCTTCCGCCACGGCTGCCGAGGGTGCGGCGGCGAGCGGCATCGCGTCTCTGGAGCGGCTGTCGCTCAAGCTCGGCGAGGTCATGCTGGCGCTGTGGGCCGCCCACAAGGCCGGCGAGGAGATGGGCGACGTCGTCAAGCAGCAGCAGTCGTTCGGCAAGCAGGGCATCACCTGGGGCGACGAATGGCATGCCGGCCTGGCGGCGTTCGGTCT